GCAGATAAAAGAATCAGTATCCAAACTGAAAGATAAACCTAAATCAGATGAAATTTCTGAGTATTATAGTAAAATATATCCTAATATAGATAAAGCATTACTAAAAGAAATAAGTGATACAGTTTGTAAGGATTATTCACGCAAACATTTCTTTGCACAAGAATTTCCTAGTATGAAGATGGATGAAATTGAGGTTCTAAATGCTATCGTTAGTGACAACGAAATCAAACGATATGAAGAAGAAAAAGGTATCTGAACTAACCTGCAACTTCTGTAAAAAGGAGTTTGTACGTGAAGGTTCTTTTCTAAATCACATCTGCGAACCAAAACGTAGATGGCAGGATCGTGACATGGCTGGTAATCGTATAGGCTTTACAGCATGGCTAGAGTTCTTTACTAATCATAACAAATCTACAAAAAAGAAATCATATGAGGACTTTATTGAGTCTGCGTATTATAGCGCATTTGTAAAGTTTGGAAACTATTGTGTGGAAGCACAGGTACTAAATCCAAATAGATATGTTGATTATCTATTGAAAAATAAAATAAGTGTCGATACTTGGCATCGTGATACTATATATACAAAGTTTATTATTGATTATCTAAAGACTGAAGATCCATTAGATGCAATCGCACGTAGCATTGAAACTACAGTAACGTTAGCAGAGCAAGATATGATACAAACTAAAGACGTACTACGATATGGTAATCGTAATAAAGTTTGTTATGAAATCACTAAGGGTAGAATCAGCCCGTGGATGTTGTTTCATAGTATAAGTGGATTAGAGTTTATTGAAAGTCTTGATATAACTCAGCAAAAAATGATATTGGATTATATCAACCCAGAACAATGGGCTATCAAATTCAAAAAACATAAAAATATGATTCCAGAAATAAAACAATTACTTCATGCAGGAGGTTACTAATGGAACTAGTTAACTTAGCAAAAGTTTTACACAACGTACTCACACCTAATGAATGCGATAGCATTATCAATGAATTTGAAAAAAGAAAAATTACGGCAAAAGCAGAAGAAAGCACTAACTTAGAAGGGTATCAAGCAACCGGCACTTCTAAAATTGTTTACTTGAAACAAACTAGTGAACATTATAATTTTCTTTTAGAAAAGATGAATTTTTGTTTATGGCAATGGATATCTCATTTAGAACAGTATAATTTTGTACTTATACCAACCCTAAAACATACTCTGCGTTATCCTCATATAATAAGAATTCTTAGGTACAATAAAGGTGAATATGTCCATGAGCATAGTGATTGGGGTCCTTTTACACATGCGAGTGTAGTCTTAAATCTAAATTCTGATTACGAAGGTGGAGAATTTAGTTTCTTTCACAAAAAATACAATTTTCAACTGAAGCAGGGAGATGCATTGATTTTTCCTGCCGACGTTTTTTGGACTCATGAAGTAACGCCGGTTACAAGCGGTGTAAGGTATAGTGTAAACAGTTTTATACAGTCATTTCCTAATGATATCGTTAAAAAAATTGAAAAAGAATATCATTATTGGAAGAAAGATAGAGAAAGAGAATTTAAGTTCTAATGCAAAATATAAATCACATTTTATCGGATAAAGAAGGCTACGTCATATTGCCTGGTTTTATTCCGGCAGTATATATTGCTGATTACAAAAATGTACTAAAAGAATTATATCCTGTACGCGCTAGTAGTAGTAAAAAAGTATACGCGGAACGTGACGATATAAAAAACTTAGAAGATGTCAGTGTATGGTGGAGTCAGACTGTTGAAAGTTATAAGCCCTTTCAAGCAATCAAAAAGTTAGTTGATCCACTAATTCAAAATAACTTTTCTGGTCTAAATTTTTATGCTAGCGATACAGTCACTATAAATCCTAATAGTCAATGGTATAGTCCGCATGTTGATACACCTCATAGATTTGATAAATGGAACTTTGATAAGAGATTATTAGGCATTCAATGTATCATAACGCTTGAAGATGTAAACAAAAATAACGCTGCTACAGGGATAGTTCCCTTCAGTCAGAAGCGTGACTTTGAAATTATGAAATGTTATACCGGCACATATGACCGCTGGTTTATGGACAATTGTAAACAACATGATATGCCTCGCGGTACATTATTGATGTATAATTGTAGAGTATTGCATAGTAGTATGCCTAACAATACAGACAAACCAAGATCAGCACTACTACTAAATTACCTACACAAAAGCATAATAAATGAAGTAAGTGAAATAGACAACGTTTGGACAAGTAATGGTAAACGTTCCTAAAGATTTTCAAGATTACGACGATGATGATCCTAATATTGAAAAGCGCAATAACCGTTGGAAGTATTGGACTAACCTCAAAAATCTAAAATTAGAATTTAGAGAAGAAACGGGTAGTAGAGACCATAGAGAATATATGGATTGGTTAGAAAACAAATATGGGTTCAGACCAACTGAAAATATTGAAGGTATGTTGAGTGACGATTATAAGGTAGTTGACGAAAAGAAATTTATAGTGTATATTCTAAAGTATGGCCAATGATATAATGATAGATTTGGAAACACTAGACACAAGTCCTTATTGTGTTATCCTTACTATTGGCATTGTACGATTTGATCCTTATGGAGAAGGTGTAGTTGAACGCTGGACACTAAAGCCAACTATAGAAGATCAAACTGAACAATATAATCGTATCATCAATGACGATACAATACGCTGGTGGAGTGAACAAACTCCTGAAGCACTAGAAGAAGCCATGAGCGATAATGATCGAATCAGTTTACGTGACTGTATGGAGCAATTATATAGTATAGGTTGGAATCGCAGAGCAGTATGGAGTCATGGTGCACCATTCGACGTTGTTGCTTGTGAAACTGCTATGCGTAGTACACTAACCGATAGACCTAATCCTATACCTTGGCCATTTTATAGTGTGCGTGATACTAGAACGTTATTTGAAATTGCAGGTGTCAAATTACGAGACGGCGGGCATGTGACTAGTCATAGAGCAGTAGACGATGCTGAACGTCAAGCTATCGTTGTACAAAATGCATACAAAAAACTTGGTATGAAAAGGTGAATAAAATTGTGAGATCGGTACGCAGACACACACTGCCATACACTAAACATAGACAAATGCTACAGTGGTTGTGCGATAATATACAAGAAAATTTTTACGAAAATAACGCAAAGTATAATTCTAGTAGCGTAGGACAATTTGTAGAATGGCGTAGCAAGGATCGTGAGAGTTGGGTACTTAGAATAGTAGGAACACCGCCTAAGTGTCTAGTTGAAATTCTTGACGAAGAAAAAGAGATATTATTTTTATTAACATGGCAATGAAATTCAATAGCGACATTGATATTGACTTTGGTAATCGTGACTTGATACTAGAAAAGATCAAGCATATACCTGCATCAATGCGTAATGTCGATCCTATACGAAAACATAGTACTGGTATACATGTTACAGATATACCATATGATCCTGTAAATGATATGGCATCATTAGATTATGAACTAGCAGAAACACGAGGATACTTCAAACTAGACTTGCTAAACGTTCACGTATATAATCAAGTACGTGACGAACAACATTTGATACAATTGATGCGTGAGCCTAATTGGGATAAACTCAAAGATAAAAGTTTTGTCGAACAACTAATACACTTAGGTAATAATTACAACTATATTCAACGTATGCCTGAACCAATCAATAGTTTGCCTAGACTTGCTATGTTTCTAGCAATTATACGTCCTGGCAAAAAACATTTGATAGGCAAGACATGGAGTGAGGTCTCAAAAACTGTTTGGCAGAAAGAAGATACAGCATACATATTTAAAAAATCACATAGTATTGCTTACGCACAACTTGTGGTTGTACACATGAACTTATTGGAAGAAAATGGAAATTAAACTACTAAAAGAAGATGATGAATTATTACGTCAAGGTGCTGAGCCATGGGACTTCACTACTGATGGAGATCCTACAGAGTTAGTAAGAGCAATGACGAAGATTATGTTTGAGAATAATGGTATAGGACTTGCTGCTCCGCAAGTTGGCGTACTAAAAAGATTATTCATTATGGGCAATAGTGATAAACTAATTGTCTGTATAAATCCGACACTAATATCAGGCGGAGATTTTTACCGTGATATTGAGGGCTGTCTTAGTTTTCCTAACTTATGGTTACATGTAAACAGATATAAACAAATACAAGCTCAATACCAAGATATCAAAGGTAATAGTGTAGAAACAACGTTTGAAGGTCTAATTGCTAGGGTATATCAACATGAATCAGACCATTTGGATGGAGTTTGCTTTGATACTAGAGTTGGTCCAGTTACACTAGATTTCGCAAAACAAAAGCGTAAAAAGAAATCAAGATAAACGTTTTACAAGTGTAATACTTTTGCGCTTACTGCGGCGCTTATTCAATTCATTTAGACTTACTACAGGACCATGTACTATGGTAAGACTCTTGTTGTTGAAAGTCCTTAGATAGGGCTTGAATGCAGACCATTCATTCTTTAGAAAGATATTGATAGGTATCTGACGATTACTTTCCCACCACCAAATATCGCCTAATTTTAGAAAGGTTTCTTTAGCAACTTGATCCACAATGGATCCATAATCGTAGATGCTTGTGCATTGATCGTCACGATTTTGTATAATACCCACGTAATCTTGGTTGGCGAAACTCACCACAGTGATGAAAGGATGATTCTCGCTTAGTTTCTTAAAAAAATCTTTCGGTAGCATCGTAATAACTTAGTATTATTTACTCATGATTACCCGAAACAAATATTTTACTTTTTAGGCGAATAAATACTAGCAGGAGCAACAATTGTGACAGTTACTAACGTAGGATATTCAACATCGGTATTTCTATACACACAGCGTCAGATTGTTGTATTATTATACGGTAACAGTCCGAGGGCCTATATGCCAAACTATGCTAAAACACTAATGCTACACAAGGGTGTAGATAATAAAATACAGTTTCAGTTCCTAAATCAGGAGCAAAAGAAAGTAGATATAACTGACAAAACTATAACTTGTCGTATTCTAAACTATCAAGGTAACGAAATACTGATTACAAAGGCATTGGACCTTGAGTTACCTGCTACTGGATTAGCATATCTATATCTAAACGCAGCAGATTTAGAAGATATTGATCCGCAATTATGCTACTACACATTAGAAATTCCAGAAGGCGAGTTTGATTTTCCCGTATTTGTTGACCCAGCAGCAGGCGCCCGCGGTGATATCAAAATTGTCAATAGCATATTACCAAGTTTTGTTCCAAGTCAAGTGGTTACTATTCCAACAGGACAACCATTCCCTAACTTAGATAGTAACAATAGTTTAGCAAATGTATTACCCAATGCCAACACATACTATAGCAGTTACATCAATACACAAAATAATCCAATTATAAGCATACAGGCACGTTATACTGAATTCAATGGTGATGTGATTATACAGGGTACAACCAATCAGCAGGGCACAGATTGGTATGATATTGAGTCACATGAATATGTTGAAATGACCGAAACAAAAGGTTATACTGTAGAAGGATTTCACCCATATATTCGTATGCAATTTACTAGCAATGCTGGTGCAGTAACAAATATTTTGGCAAGATAAGTTACCAATAGTCTTTGTTTTTTCGCAACACTTTGTTATAATTACTGAGTGTTTGATATTCTTCAACTAATTCCAGGCAAGAAAAAACTTACTCAAAGCGGTTGGCATAGTTTCAATGCTGTGTGTTGCCAGTATCGCGGTCACAAATCTGATCGTAGAGGACGCGGTGGTATACGTTTGGACAATAACAATTGGACGTATCATTGTTTCAATTGTGGTTTCAAAAGTAATTTTACATTAGGCCGTAATATAAGCAGAAACACAAAACTATTATTATCATATTGTGGAATTGATAAAGAACAAATCGACAAGTATAATTTAGAAAGTTTACAACATAAAGACCTACTTGATTTTACAAGACTAAAGAAAGAAAAGAAAAAGATTGAATTCAAAGAACTACATTTGCCACTAGATGCTGAACTAGTAGATGTTGATAATCCTAAACATCAAAAGTACGTTGACTATCTAATAAAACGAAAAGTCAGTATAAAAGATTATCCATTCATGTGTACGCCA